AAAGAGGGCAGGAACCATACTGCAATTATGCATGAGGCTTTCTATGACATCTCTCAGAAAGACGCGGAGAAGGAGCTTACGTTAGGCACGTTGGTGCGGTTAGCCATCGACGGTGGATGGTCACCAAAGGCTGGAGAAGTCCCAATCGACTCTTTCCTATTCTATGGTCCAGGCAATAACTTTATATACAGACCGACCATAGCATTCTGGGTTGCCGAAGCAGTCAACTCGGCTGTATCCCCTGTCAACGACGACGGCAAGTTAATCAAACCGTCCGACTGGCTACGTGCCAACTCTCTCACAACGTCCATGACTAAGGATCCAGGTATTGATGGTGACTTAATTCGTGGCTACGACTCGCTGGACGGTACACTTGTAGAGTCTTCTGGTGCCGCAGTATTCAATGCTTATAGACCTCCAACTATCGAGGCTGGTGACAATAGGCTTGCTGGTCCATTCCTCGACCATGTGCATAAAATCTTCCAGCATAAGGGCGATGCCGACCAATTCCTCGACTATATGGCACACCGCGTGCAAAAGCCATGGGAAAAGCCTCGTTTTGCCTTGTTAATTGCAGGTGATCAAGGGGTTGGTAAGGACACTGCTGTTGAATTCTGCTGTCCTGCACTCGGTGCTTGGAACGTATCCAACGTCGAGCCGTCCGCTATCGACTCTGGCTTTAATGAATATGCTTCTTATGTTCTTGTACGTATTTCCGAAGCTGCAAACTTGCATGACATGAGCCGTTGGGCATTCAACGAGTCTATGAAGGTGCTCATTGCTGGCCAACCTGACTATGTCATGATCAATCCTAAGTATGGTCAAAAGTATTCTGTACGTATGCACTGTGGTGTTATCATCACTACTAATCATATGCTTTCTGGGATATACATACCGCAGGACGATAGACGTTACGATGTCATTGAGAGTGCAAACAAGTGGGAGATGGGTCTAGAGGATGACGACGTTCGCAGAGAGTATTTCTCTGAACTTTGGGCGTGGTTCCTCGAGGGTGGAGGGGACAGGCATGTGGCTGCTTATCTACGCTCTAGGGATATCTCTGGCTTCTCTGCTGCAAACTCTCAGCGTAAGACGGATGCACACAAGGCTGTCGTGGTGTCTGGGCTGGCGACTGACCATTGGTGCTCGGATGCACTGCTGGAACTTGGCGATCCTAAAATTGTACGAGCAGATTGGATAACGAATATTGCTGCACGAAATACGGATATGAAAATGGGGGAAATCAAAGCTAAATTGTCGCACTCCATGGGGCGTATGGGCTATCGATTTTATAGGTCTGATAGAAAAGACGGACGAACTCGGATAGGTAATAAATTGTACACGATTTATCATCTGGAAACTGTTACTATACAATGGGTTAAAGACCAAATTGAAAGTGGATCCTTGAATAATGATATGTTCTGATCGATTGATGTAAGTGTTTGATTTGTAAAGGAAATGTCGAGTTGCGACGAGCTTTTGTTGCGTTTTTAGGGGATTGTTCTGAAATAGTTTATGGAATATCAACGAATAAATTCCCTTTGCATCGCAGATCGACTCGTTCGTCTAGAAAAGTGTTTTTGCACATAACAATCGACGAGCTGCGCTGTGAGACATAAGATGGTGGAAATAAAATGCGACGAGTGGAAGTAAGATTAAAATCGGAAATAAATGGGGTCATGTGTATTTTTGGCACGGACGATTTTGATCAAAAAAGCATGTGTCAAAAAAGCTCGTCGCATGATGCCGCCACACGAATAGGCACCGATCGCCGAACTTTCAAGGCGTTGTGAGTAACAGAGTTAAGTACTAAATGTTTAATAATAGTGATATATATTTATTTTATTTTATTTAATGCCTAGAGGGAGTAGTACACTGGTTTCACACAGCACGTTTTTGGGTCAAAATCGCTCGGAGATCGTTGGCGTGCATCAGCGACGAGCTCAAAATAAAAACGCAATTTTAGACACCAATTTGCTTTAAAATACACTTTGGTGCATAATTAATCCATGGAATTGTTAGGGAAAGGGTAAGAAATGAAACAACCTTCAGAGACCGAAAGAGCAAGCATAATGGTTGGTGCATCCCAAGGTCCATTGCTAAGAACTAAGGCAAGGATGGAAAACATAAACAATGTTATCATTCCAAAACACAGAGCATTCATGCTGGCTCAAGAAATATGCTCGCACTACGAAATAACTCCACTAGACTACATGCTGCAAGTAATCAATAACAAAGACATCCCACGAGACATACGCCTAGACGCAGCAAAGGCAGCAGCACCGTTCGTGCATAAGAAGCAGGCTCAGCATATTGATATAGACTCCAATACCACAGCCGTAACAGTCGGCATAACACCAGAAGACGTTAAGCAATTGTCGGACGACGAAGTTGATTCAATGCTAAGCATGTTCTCTAAGATGAAAGACATTACAATCGGCACGATAGATGTTAACAACTTTAACATTATTGAAAACGACAATGACGAGTAACATACTAACCCCAAAGGCAATGATAATCGTTCTGCAGAAGGAACGTCTAAGAAGAGCTGCAGAGAAAAGTCTGTACGAATTCACCAAGCAAGCATGGCACGTCATCGAGCCTGGAACACCGTTCGTGCACAACTGGCATCTTGAAGTTATCAGCGAGCATCTTGAAGCTGTGACCAATGGGCAGATAAGCAAGCTCATCATAAACATTCCACCACGACATATGAAGTCCATACAGGTTGCTGTGATGTGGCCAGTGTGGGTTTGGACATTCCGTCCTGATTTCAGATGGTTGTTCGCGTCTTATGCAGGCTCGCTGTCTGTTCGTGACTCGCTGAAGTGCAGACGGTTGATAGAGTCGGAGTGGTTCAAGGAACGATGGGGTAGTAAGTTCGCATTGACTGGCGACCAAAACGCTAAGACATTCTTTGAGAATGATCAGTCTGGTTATCGCTTTGCGACATCTGTTGGTGCTTCGACTACTGGTCATGGTGGTGACGCTATCGTTGTGGATGATCCGCACAATGCGCTTGAAGCACAGTCCGACAATATGCGAGAGTCTACACTCGAGTGGTGGGATCAGGCGATGTCTACACGTTTGAACAACGCAAAGACTGGAGCACGCGTGGTCGTTATGCAAAGGCTGCACGAGAAGGATTTGTCAGGACATCTGCTTTCTCAGGGTGGTTGGGAGCATCTGTGCTTGCCTGCGGAGTACGAGTCTTCAAGAAAGATACACACATCTATAGGCTTTAAAGATCCAAGAACCAAAGAAGGTGAACTGTTGTGGGAGCAACGGTTTGGACATAAGGAGATTGAAGAGCTTAAGACTTCACTCGGTCAGTATGGTGCATCAGGACAACTACAGCAACGTCCAAGTCCTATGGAAGGTGGCATTGTTAAGAGGAACTGGTTCAAGATGTTGCCAGCAGATCAACCATTGCCGATAATCAAATTCATATTGCAGTCCTACGACACGGCATTCACGGAAAAGACTTCAGGAGATCCAACAGCGCACACATGCTGGGGCATATTCAACCATCAAGAAGGCAAACGAGTCGTGCTATTAGATTGTTGGCAGGAGCATCTTGGTTATCCTGAACTTCGCAAGAAAGCCTACGACGATTACAAATCCAAGTATGGCGACAAAGATAAGAGTGTGGACGTTGTATTGATCGAAGAGAAAGGCAGTGGCATATCGCTGTCGCAGGATCTTCGCAGGGCTGGCGTTCCAGTTCGAACCTACAATCCTGGTCGTGCTGATAAGATCTCTCGGCTGCACAGCGTAGCACCATTGCTAGAGGCTGGATTTGTATACTTCCCAGAGAGTAAGAAGCGAGCAGGGCAGTTTCCTGCATGGGCAGACCAGCTTATGTCGCAGTTGCTAGTATTCCCAAACGGTGAGCACGATGACTTGGTTGATACGTTGACACAAGCTATGATATACTTTAGGGATTCAGGCATGTTGTCGATGGACGAACACAAGTTCGTTGAGGACTATGCTCCTCCGAGAGAAAGAATAAATCCATACGCTGCATAATTGTTGCTTTTTATTTAACGTTGGTGCATAATAACCAAAACACAAGGGGTCAATGTGGCTGGCAAAGACAGAACACCTATGGTGCCTCCAAGGCAGACGACATTCAGTCCACATCTTGAAAATCTCTATCAAGCATGGGCTGAGTCTAATCGTGCTCCTCAGACAAATGACTACGACATGCGTGGTTACTTTATGGGCATCATGCGTGGTACGGACACAGGTCTAGCCGATTTAGCCCAGCATTATCCTGACACATACAAGCTCCCCAATCATAAATCGTTCTCCAACGAAAGTATATACAGCACTGGCAAGGACGATCCTTATTGGATTGAAAATCCTGCACCATACAGACAGCCAACATGGAAGCTACAAGGCACGGACATCGTCGAGCGACCAATGCAATATGCACAAGGTGGGCGAGTAAACTTCGACACTGGTGGGCTTAACTACCCAGACTATTACAACATCACGACTCCTCCAGTCAATGTCACTGCGCCAATGCCGACAGACGCGGAGAAAGCAGCCTACTTCGCCAACCACGATGAGAATGGCAATCTGATCCAACGTGAATACAACAAGCCAAACGAATATTCAATACCACGCTTAGGTGCTGCAGGCATTGAAGCATTAACAACATTAGGTACAGGTCTTGCGTCCTACATTGGTGGTGGCGCTTATGGCATTGGGAAGAACATCACTAGTGGTAAGTATGGTACACCCGAGGGTGCTCGTATAGTCGAAGAAGCTGCTGCTAAAGTTGTGCAGGACTACACCTACCAGCCACGTCTACAAGCAGGACAGGATATGCTAGAAGGCATGGGTAGTGTAATGGAGACATTCAAAGTTCCTCCTCTTGGGTTCCCAGAACTGTCCATGCTCCCAGGAATGCGTCGTATGACGCCAACAGATGTACAAGTCATGCACGGTAGAACTAAAGCAGCAGCACAGGGAGCAAAGCAGTACTATGGCGATCCTGTCGCAGACTACTACAATGCTGGGCAAGGCATCACTCGCGATTACCCAACACTTGGTGCTGCAGTACAGCGTAAAGCTAAAGTGGTTGGCGACGTAGCAACTAGAGCTTCAGAAAACTTAAGCACACCATCGACATTGAACAAACAAGCTGGTGCAATATTCCCTGAAGGTGCTCCTAAGCGCATGGTATCGAAGCCAGTGGATCTGGAAGGTCGTGCTCTTTCTGATGAGGATGTCTGGCCACGCTTCCGTGGGGCTCACGGATCTGGTCCTGCCCATTTGGAATCACAATACATAGAAACGCTTCCTGAGCAGTTAGGACTGACACAACGGGACGTTCAGGCTGCATGGGAAGACTTCAAAAAGAATAAAGCCTATGAATTGTATCCAGACGCTCCAGACAGAACATCTGCCGTCAGAGCTTTCCAACTGGCCACACCAACTTCTGAATCAAGACGTGCGATACAGAATCAGTGGTTGGATGAATTCTCCATGACCAATCAATTGGGAATGCCGACCTTGTCAGCACTTAAAGTTAATGAGGACAAAGCAGTTAAGGCATTAGAAACTACTTACCCAAACATGGTGGCTAAGTACTTAGGACAGGAGAATGCTGATCCAATGGTATTGATGGCTGCTAAAGATCTGCCTCTGACAACAGATAAAAAACAACTAATGGATAAATACATCTCCATTCGCAAGGAGCAATTGGATGAGATCCGAACTGCGAGGACAGCAGCAGGCTTGCCACCTGAAGGTAAGATGCAGGAGAAACTCAATGGGATCAAAGCAGACATTGAAGGCGTTGACCAACAGCTTGCAGAGCTAACTGCTACCAAGTGGGATATGGAGCGTCAATGGACAGACAGGGACACTCAACCTGCACCTGAAGGCTATGCAGAGCTTACGCGCCATGAAACCAAGCTGACCAATAAGAAGAAGATCCTAGAAAGACAAGCTAGAGAAATGGAAACAGCACCTGCCATTGAAGCATTTCATGATTTAGCAGTGGTAAAATCCATGTCTCCGTCAGAGATGAAAAGCAGTATGGACTATCCCATGACACAGTTCCATCCTTACCTTGCAGTTAAGAAAGACCCAGTCACTGGCAGACCGATGACAGAAAGTGTGCCTCGTTTGGCAACGGAAGAAGATATTGACTCTGAAATAGAATCTTTCAGAGACGATGCAGAGACTATCAAAGCTATTGCAAAACGTCTTGGGATAAAAGGCAAAGCACGTGCTGAGATGATTGCTGATCCAATGAATAGTGCGGAGTTAAGAGACGACACAAGAGACATGCTTGAGGCAACAGGTGGTTGGCAAGATCTAAGCGATCCTCTCACGGAAAGAAGATCTGTGCTCGTAACTCCAGAAAGTGCAATGATAGTCCAACCTAGAGCAGGCTTTCTAAAAGCATCAGGTCTAGAGGAGGTGATGAAAGACTATGCCATGGACATCTATCTTGGCAAGACCAATAAGTCTCCAGAGCAATACATGCTTCAGAAAGCGCAAGAGCTTAAGAAAGTTAGAGACGACAAGGCAACAGCAGAAGCTAAGCGTGAAGAGCTTACAAAAGCTAACTACATGAGCTATGTCAATGCTGCTCCTGCAGATAAAGTATTTGGCAATTATGTTGCAATTGAGTTCGACCCTAGCATGTCGGCTGAAGAATTAGGTAAAGGATTGAGCATAGACTCTGACGTGCTTAATCACTGTGTTGGATCTGGAGGCATGCAGAATGGAAAGCACTTCGGGATATGGGATCCAGCAACAGGATTGCCACGGGAAGGTGTTCGGTCTCCTGTCAGCAATGAAATGAACCAGATCATGACCAGTGGTGTTAAAGTTACCAGCATCCGCGACAGAGCAACAGGCTTGCCAGTCGTAACTGTCAAGATGGTTCCTGACGGAAGAACTGGTAAATATAGCTTAAACTTTGTCAATGGTGAACGCAATGGAGTAATGGATTATAAGGGTGCACCAGCATTAAGGGACTACCTAAATAGTAAGTCTGATGTCATATCCAATTATGGATCAGAGCTGACCAAAAATGGTGTGTACGACTTGAAGACCGATGGTGGGCGTCATGAAGCTGCAATTGCCAACAACATGAAAAGAACAGACATAGACGACTTTGTCAGAATTAATCCCGACACTCCTCGCTTCCAAACCAAAGACGATGTCAAGGCTATGAAGCCACAATCTGGTGCCGTTGCCACAAGACCGAGTCCGACATCAGCAGAGTCATTAGACAGTTTGATGGAAGCTAGAGACAACGCCCAAGTAGAGTTGGACCTAGCTCGCGATGAAGGAGAGCCAGACAATGTCATATTAGATTTAAGACAGCGTGTAGCAGATGTAGACGCTAGATTAAACGCGCACCCAGACAATGCTCCTGAAATAATTCCTGCGACAACATTAGTAGGACGCAATCCTCGATCACGTGAAATTGCCCAAACGATAGCTTCTGATCCTAGGTCGACCCTTCAAGAACTAAATTCTGTAATTGATGAACTTAGTCTTTTCGGCTACGAAAGGAGCAGAGCATGGGTAGACCACATGACATTAGATGAAGTGCAAGGATTGTCCACAGAAGCGCAACATGCTATTTTCCGTCAAGTAGAGACAGCGGTAGCGGATGCATTAGCCAACCCAAATCGTTCCGCAGATCGACTAACTCAGCTTAGAGATCAGTTGTTGAATCCTCCTCCAAACGGAATATTAAGACATACAGATCCAGGTTACTTGGAAGACACAATAAATGACATAAATGCTGAATTGGACCAGATGCGTGCCAACCAGCCTCAGCAAGCTATTGCAGCACCAGTCGCAGATGCAGAAATAACAAACTACATCAACAATATGGACGAAGCAGAGATCCGAGACCATCTTATAGAATGGGCTAATGACAATGCAGTTGGAGTGCATGAACCAATTAGAGATTGGGTCGACAGAGCTTTAGAAGATCCGACTGAGATAGAGAACATCCCAAGTCTAAGAGAAACAGTCCGTGCTCAATTAGAGAACAATCCTGAAGAGCTTCAAAACTTAAGAGAGCTAATGGGCGATTGGGAGCCAGAAGCTGAACCCCCATTGATGGGCTTACCCATTCATTCTATGGAAACTGCCTTAGCACACATCCGTGATGCGCTTACACCTATGACAGAGCTACGTGAATTGCAACAACAGGTAGAGCACCCAACACATGATGGAACGCATTGGGTGGGTAACGCTAGTCGAGGACAACTCGATGCGTTAAGACGAGCACTACGGTATGAATTAGCGGAACGTATGCCTGCAGAAGAACCAGCACAAGTAGCATTGCCTGCACCAACTCCAGGACATATATCTCCACGCATTGATGCATACCTTGATAGACTTGAAGCAGATTTACCCACGCTAAACGAGGACAACCTTAGAGAAAGAGTGCGTCGCATTTATGAAAGAGCGCAAGAGCAAACCTTAAATCAACAGCAATACGATATTCTTAACGATAGAATAAATGCAATGCAGAATGCTATACCAGCCAACGTCCCTGCCCAGATAGACCGCCCACAAGCTGCAGCAGTGCAACACATGCTAGAAGGAATTAGGACTGCGCCTAGCACAGATGCATTGACAAGAATGGCAACATATATGATCGAAAACAGAGCTGCATATACAGTGCCTCAATGGGAGGCAATGCAAACCATGTTGACAACTAGAGCAACAGAGATCGCCAATGCAGGTGGTGCTGGTTTCGCACATGGCGGTGTAGTGCACATGGAAAAAGGAGGGTTAAACATTCGACCTTCTGGGAGTTATAATGACTACAAGGATCAATACGTTAAAGTTAAACGATCTACGACAGGCATTGACATAGACCTACTTGACAAATACGGTATTGGTGCGACTAAACAGAAGTTAAATGTGACACTACCTGAAGGTAAGATTAAGCAGTCAGACATTAGTGAGCTAAGAGCTCGTTACAAGACAGACAGCGGTGATCAATACAACATAAGCTATTCACCTCTTGAAAAACGAGCATCGCTTTCAAAACCTAACCCTAAAGACCAATCAGAATGGCGTGCTGACTTTTCTCCTGATTACAAAGGCATAAGCTATAACAAACGCTTTGCGCAAGGTGGATTGGTATACGACGAACAGCACGTATCACAAATAGCAAATGAATTACTTGGAGCAATGAATGGCTAAAGACATGATGGAAGACGAAGAAGATCCTAAAGGCGAGATGGTTGAGCTTGAAGAGGAAGACACTGGCGTACGTGATACAGAAGATGGTGGTGCGATGGTCACCCTTGAGAACGAACAGGATCACCAAACTCAATCTGAGCATTTCGCCAACATTGTTGATGACATCGATCCTAAAATATTGTCAGCTGTCGTAAGTGACTTAATTGAAAAGATTGAGCGCGACAAAGATGCACGCAAGAAGCGTGATGAGCAATACGAAGAGGGCATTCGTCGTACAGGCTTAGGCAATGACGCTCCAGGAGGCGCGCAGTTCACTGGCGCAAACAAGGTCGTGCATCCGCTAATGACAGAAGCATGCGTGGACTTCTCAGCACGCGCCATGAAGGAACTATTCCCGTCGAATGGTCCAGTGCGCAGCAAGATCATTGGCAAGCAAGCTAAAGAGAAGTTAGAGAAAGCAGAACGTAAAGCTAAGTTCATGAACTGGCAATTGACGGAGCAAATGTTAGAGTTCCGCTCAGAGTTGGAGCAGTTGACCACGCAGCTACCATTAGGTGGCGTGCAGTACATGAAACTATTCTGGAACAGCGACCTTAACCGCATCGAGTCTATCTTCATTCCTGTGGACGATGTATTCTTGCCGTTCGCAGCATCAAATTTCCACACAGCAGAACGCAAGACACACGTTCAATACATAACCAAGTACGAGTATGAGAAACGTGTTCGTTCAGGCATGTATCGTGAAGTTGATTTGGGGATGCCAGACGACATCGATTATTCAAAAGCAACCAAAGCCAACGACAAAATTGAAGGACGTGAAGAAACTTCATACAACGAAGATGGCTTGCGCACAGTATTTGAGATCACTACAGCTGCAGACCTTGAAGGGGATGACTTCCTTCCATACGTCATTACAGTAGATAAAGCTACAGAGAAGTGTTTAGCTGTGTACCGTAACTGGGCTGAGAGCGATGCAACCTACAAAGAGCCATTGGTGTCAATCGTTGAGTTCCCATTCGTACCATGGCGCGGTGCATATCCTATTGGATTAACCCATATGATCGGTGGACTGTCTGGTGCAGCCACTGGTGCACTACGAGCATTGCTAGATTCAGCGCATATTTCCAACATTCCAACCTTGCTTAAGCTTAAAGGTGGACCAAACGGTCAGAATGTAAACCCACAACCTACTGAGGTTATTGAGTTAGATGGTGGAATTAACGTGGATGACGTGCGTAAAATCGCTATGCCAATGCCGTTCAACCCACCAAGCCCAGTGCTGATGCAGTTACTAGGCTTCTTGGTCGACTCAGGCAAGGGTGTGGTGCAAACTACATTCGAGAAACTGTCTGACAGCAACCCGAACATGCCAGTCGGCACGACATTAGCGTTAATCGAACAAGGCATGGTGGTATTCTCATCAATCCATTCTCGTTTACACAATTCAATGGCGCAAGTATTGAAGGTGATGCATCGTCTTAACTCAGCTTATCTGACAGACGAGATGGTAATGGACGAGTTTGGCGAGAAAATGGTTGATCCAGCCGACTTTGATGGTCCACTAGATGTAATTCCAGTCTCTGACCCCAATATTTTCAGTGAAACGCAACGATTTGCGCAGGTACAAGCAGTACAGCAACGGGCGATGGCATTGCCTCAATTGTATGACTTGCGTAAGGTCGAGGAATTATTCCTAAAACAGCTTAAGATACCAGAGGGTACGGAATTATTAATACCTAAGCCAGAGCCTGCTGACATTGATCCAATACAAGAGAACTTTGCAGCATCAGTGGGTAAGCCTATTGGAGCGATGCCAAACCAAGAGCACATTGCACACTTACGAGTGCACTTAGCATTCTTACAGTCTCCTATGTTTGGACAGAACCCAACGATTGCACCAATATTCGTGCCAGCAATTGTTTCTCACATAAAAGATCACCTGCTAATGCATTACATGAAGATCAGCAATCAAGGTCTTAAGGCAGCTAGTGACGCTGGTCAATTAGGCAACGATGACGCGATGATGGAAGCGCAAGCAGCTGTTGAAATTCAACAAGCAATTGAACAAGCTATTCCACCAGAGTTCTTACAAATTGTAGCTAAAGCATACGAGCAAGCTCAGCAATTCCAGCCACCACAACCGCAAGATCCTACGATGATAGCTGCAGACGTACAGAAACAATCTATCGCACAGCGTGCTCAATCTGACCAGATGCGTTTGCAAGCTCAACAACAACGTGATCAAACTCAAGCACAGGTTCAAGTTCAACGCGATCAAATTGCTTCTCAAGAGAAACAACAGCAACAAATTGCCGACGAGCGCAAACAACAGAAAGATGACCAAGTTGCTATCTTGCTTGAGACATTGCGCCAAGACCGTGAGGACCAACGCAAGCGTGCTGAACTTGACGCAAGATTGTCTATGAACCGTGAAGACAACGAGACTGCTAAAGAGCTAACAGCAGTAGAAGTAGCAAGTGGTGAACGAACTTCACTAACGACAGGCACAGGAATTAACCCAAATCCATAAGGAGCAATAAAATGGCAACATCAGACAAAGAACAAAAAGATTCACAAGCAGTATCACAGCACCAACGTCTAGCGATGGGAGCTAAATTAGATGGCAAATCATTACCTGGAACTGCACCAAAGACTCAACCAATTCCAAAATGACCATCGACAAAGTATTGAATGCAATAACGAATGCGCAGCAAGAGTTGGCAATAGCTGCGCTTCGGTCACCCAATTCACATGATGCGTTTGAATACGGGCGCATGGTGGGGATGTACGCTGGATTAGAGCGTGCTTTAGAAGTAATTATGTCAACCATTAAAGAAGAGGATGAAGAATAATGTCTGAACAAACGCTGAATGATGCGTTTCCAAATGCAGACCCAGGAATAACACCTTTTGGGAGTTACGTATTGGTGCAGATCAGAGCACCGAAATTAACAACAGCAAGCGGTATCGTTCTGAGCTCAGAAACCACAGAGACGGAAAAATGGAATACACAGGTCGGACGAGTAGTAACTGTCGGACCATTGGCTTTCAAAAACCGTAACACTATGGAAGTATGGCCAGAAGGCGCGTGGTGCGAGAAGGGCGATTTTGTACGAGTCGCAAAGTACGGTGGAGATCGTTGGGAAGTGCCGATCGATAAAGACACAACCGCAATGTTCGTAATTTTTAAAGACACGGATCTAATAGGTAAAGTAACATCTGACCCATTAGCGTTTCGTGCTTTCTTATAGCTGACTAAGGAGCTAGATATGGCTGAAGCTAATGCACTAATTGAAGATGATGAAGACGATGGCAAGGCAGAGTACGTAGCTGTCGATAAGCCCATTGATGACGACGACGATGAGGAAGAAAATAGTATTAAGTCGTCTGAGGAAGAAGACAATGCTACCAGCGAGGACGACCGTGAGGCAATTCGTGAGCGTCGTCGGTTAGAGAAAAAAGAACGTAAAGAGCGCAGAGATAAAGCTATCGATCGTGACAAGATTGAGCTAAACTTCTTGCGCAATCGCAATGATGAGTTGGAACGTCGCATTGGTGCAGTTGAAACGCATACTAAAAATGCAACGCTTACAGATGCTGACCGTTTGATTGGTGAAGCAGCAAGTGAAGTGCAAACAGCTGAACGCATTATTGCTAAAGCTGTCGAAGCAGGCAATGGTGAAGATGTAACAAAAGCCATGCGCTATCGCGATCAAGCACTGGCTAAGGTGCAACAACTTCAACAATGGAAGCAACAACAAGCATACCAAGCACAAGCTCCACGCCAGCCTCAAGTTGACAGCGAAATAACTCATCGTGCTAAAGAATTTATGGAAGAGCATAGCTGGTACGATCCGTCTGGTAAAGACGAGGACTCTGCAATTGTTCAAGCTATCGACAATAAACTTGCTGATGAAGGCTATGATCCTCGCACTGAAGACTATTGGGACGAATTGCACTCACGTGTCAAACGTCGTCTTCCAGAGAAGTTTAAAGCAGCGCGTAAGCCGACTGGCGGTCCAGCAGTAGGTTCTGGTCGTGAGCATGCACCAGTGTCAACGCGCAAAGAGATTTATATTAGCCCAGAACGCAAATCAGCACTGCAAGAAGCTGGTGTGTGGGATGATCCAGTCTTACGTCAGCGTTACATTAAAAAGTACGCAGAATATGATCGTGCTAATAAGAGCTAAAAAATAAGTGTTTTCTTTTTTTAAAATTTAGAACATAATTCTAAACAATTGCTGAATGGAGCAAGTAATGACAAATACAAATGATGAACGTTTAAAGAAAAGT